AGCACTCATTGCGTCTGGAATTATATATCCTTGTAATTTTACAGTAAAGTCTGTTTTTACCATTCTATTAGTACCTTGAGATATTTCTATTTTATTTGCAAAACTATCTATTCTTGCATTAAACTTAAAACGTTCAAAATCTCCCCAATAAGAGTCACTAGCATAATTTATAGCTTCAATTATTTTATTATTATGAGCCACAAAATCTGTCCATACTATAAAAGAATAATTTAAAATTACATAATCAGGTACTACTACTGCATGCATTTCTCTTTGAGGTATTCTATTTTGTAATACTGAGAAATTATCATATTGATTTCTTTTAGTATATTTTTTTTGAAAAGAATATTGTAATTGAGGATTATTAGCATCCATTTTTTTACCTAAATCTCTTCTTTTTTCAACACTATTTCTTTTAAACATTATAACGGGTGTTTGAATTTTCCCGTTTTTGTCTCTAAAATAACCATCTCGTTGAACTCCTTTCCACCTTTCAGGAGAACCATAAATTAAGGGAACATCAATTCTTTCCCCATTTGTTACAACAGAAGGTTGTATTACATTATCAAAATAATATTTTATTGCTTCATCATGGTCTTGTAAACCTATAGAAACATCTTTTGTTGTATCATCATCTCTACGTGTAACATTAGCTCTATTAACTTTACTTTTTTGTAATCCTGGAGGTTTATTATCAGGAGCTAATCCTTTTATAGGAAATTCATTCGTTTCTAATGTAGATGATTCTCTAGCTAAACTAGAACCTTTTTCAGATTTTTCAGATAGTGATTCTAAATCATAAGCAGGAGCTGATAAATTTTTTCTTAATAGCTCATTTTGTCTATTTGGTATAGGTCTTCTAAATTCTGCCATTATCCTAGTAAATTAGCTATTCCATCTGTTACTTTAGTTGTAGTTGGATATTTTCCTCCTCTTAAAGGTATTAAATTTAGTTTTTCTACTGTTGATAAATGCCCAGTTAATATAATTGAATGACTATTACCGAAATCTGTAGCCCCCGTAGATATAGCGTAATCTGGATCTTTACCTAATATTAATTGATTTTCTACTCTAGTATCAACTTCATAAAAATTATTCTTAAATAATAATAAATCTCCTACTTCAGGTACTAAATTAATACCTTTTAATTCTTCTTTTAAAAAACGAAAATCAATGGTTTGATTAACATCAGATCCAAAATCATCAGACGACCATGCCTGGTCTTCTTTTTTCATTAAACACGCGATTCTTACGGGTTCATAAAACATTTTACCCATGGATTCTCCATAAACATTAGATGTTGTTTTTTCAAGAGCAAATTTATAATATCCAACCTCTAATTGAATAATATCATTAATAAGTTCTTTACTTACTGAGTTAAAAAGTGATATGTCTCGTGATCCTCCAAATAAAGCCATTATAATCTTTTTAATGTTTCTGGTTTATACTTAAATGATTGTACACCTGGTACTCTTAAATCATTCATACTTCTATCAGATGTTAAAACATCTTTTTTTAATTTTTCTAAATCTTGTTTTGGGTTTCCTCTTGATACAAATTTAATTGTAACTAAAGTGTATTCAAAATTTTTCTTTTGTATATACTCAGGAGGAGTTATATTTCTTACAATAGTTACTTTTCTTACAGCTCTAATTTGATCTAATATATCTGTAATATTATACTCAGTGTCTGTTAGCATATAAGCTTGTACTATATAAGTATTTAATATTTCGTTTAATATGTTTTTTAATTTTATCATTAACCTACATAAATTGGATAAGGGACCTTATAAAAAGTTTCTTGTGTTTGTTGAGCTTCTTGATTTTGTCTTTCAAGTTGTTTTAATCTTGTTGTAGACTCTAATAATTCTTTTAACTCAGTAATTAATTTGTCTTTTTCATCTTTAGCTTCACTTAATAAACGTGAAAAATCTAAAGTTGTTGTGTCACCCGGAATAGGGACTGCTTGGTATTTACCTCTTACACTACCTAACATTTCTTTAGCTAAAGCTAAACAATATCTCCTAATCCATTGTTTACCAGGTTCATTTATAAAAGTATAAGTTGGATTAGTATAAGGTACATTAGAAATATCTGTTATTAAATTAGTTGATGTGTCTTTAACGGGGGCATTTGCTACTGATTTTAACACATATTCAAAATGTAATGTTGCTCCTGTTTTAGGTATAGGGAATAATTTTAAATATCTATTGTTTACTATTTCAAAATGATATGCTGATTTTCTAATAGCATCATTTAATTCAATTGCTTGAATTTTTAAAGCATCAAAAAACATAGGCATTAACATAAAATTCACACCAGGCGAATAATTACCAAACCCAAATGTTTGCATTAATGATTGAATTCCTGTACCAGTACCAGCATATGGATCAAAATATCTATTAATTGCTGCTGGTTGATAATGGTATATTCTTTTCATATAAACAGCTTCTGAACCACTTATAGAAGAAGAAACACTACTTAATAAATCATATCTTTGAATACCTGCTGATACTTCTAAAGATCCTGTTTCTTTTTTATAGTCTCCCCCTCCACCATAAGTTTCATTACCATATTGATCTGATATATTAATAGTACCTCCTAAGTTAGGAGAAATTAATTGATTATTAAAGGTAGATCCTGTTGTAGTTCCTTGTAATGTATGAAAATTATTAATAATTTGAAAATTATATAATTGAGCTCCATATTCATTTACAGCTTCTTCAAAACAAGTATAAAAATTTACATCTTGTAATTCTATATCTACAAGGGGATATCCTAATCTTTTAGCACACCAATCTGATATATTATCAGCATCTGTTATAAAAGATGTATCAGTATCATAAAATGCAAAAGGTGTTGGATTAGAAACTAATGCAAATGATGAGGATCCAGGCCATATAGGTATGTTTGCCATATTTAATAGAATTAGGTTGTTCTGTCATAAATATGAAAAAAATATAGAGAATTTACATTCCGTTCAATAATTCGAATACTTCGTCTATTGCTATATGACGATGATTATCTAACAGTACTCTTTTATAAACATATTTAGAAGTTGCAATTTTAGGTAAGTCAACTATTGCAGAATAATTTTTATCCTTAAGATCAATTTGTTGGTTGTCTCCACAAAATATCATTGTTGAATTTTTTCCTAATCTACCTAAAGCCATTCTAAATTGTGAACGAGTTAAATTTTGAAATTCATCAACTATTACTATAGAATTCTCAAATGTTCTACCTCTAAAATGTGCTAAAGATACTAATTCAATTGATTCCTCTTTTTCCATTTTTTCTAAAATAAGAGGTTTATTATATATCTTACGCATATTAGATTTAATGGGTACAATCCAAGGTTCCATTTTTTCTTTTTCTGAGCCAGGTAGAAAACCATTGTCTTCAGTTGACACTGTTGGTCTCGTTATTATGATTTTATCTATTTGTCTTTTAAAAAACATGTCTAATGCAATTTGACAAGCTAACAATGTTTTACCACTACCTGCTTTACCTACAATAAAATTATAAGGATGATGGAGGATTGCTTGTTTTGCTGATTTTTGTTCTTCTGAAAGTGAAAGTGAAAATCTAACCGAGCCTTTTGGGGGCTTTTTTGCCGTATTTTGTTTAGCCATATATTATAACATTTGTTTATACATATAAAAAAAAGAGCCGCTATTGCGGCTCTCTTTAATTTTAACAAATGTTAATCTTATTGATCTCCAAATGCTGTTGCTGTATCAGTTGACATTGCGTATCCTCTAACATGGTATGATGTTGCTGCTGTAGCTACAAAAATAATGTTAAATGATTCAGGATTAGTTAATGTTACTTTATCATCATCAGATCCTGGAAATGCAATCGTATAACCACTTGCATCAGTTGCATCTGTATCAAATTGTAAAATACCACCTGTGAATGTTAAACCATCTGCATTTGCTGATCTAAATAGAATGTTATCTGCATCTGCTGCTATACCACTCCAAGCAAATTCATAAGTTTCACCAACTGTTGCGTTTACTGGTAGTACATACGAATCATTAGCTGTTGCTGTTGATCCGATTAAAAGTAATTTACCAGCGTGATCTTCTCTGTTAAGAGTTACAGTTGCTGCTGGTGTAAGTGTACTTACTTGTACATCACGTGTTAACATACTGTCTAACACATCACCGAAATCTCTTCCTGATTTTAATTGTGCTCTTGATTTAATTGCCATAATTTTTTATTTTTTTGACATTATAGGGATACAACTACAGTGGTCAAATCCATAGAGGCTATTTTCCCCGTTTTAATATTGTTAAAACAACATTGACCAATTATTGTTTTCAAACATACATATAAAAAAAGAGCCGCTAATGCGGCTCTCTTTAAAAAGTATATTAAACTAACTATTATAGTTGATCTAAATCTCCGATTAATACTTTACCATAGAAATCAGGTCTTACCATTTTCTTCGCGTAACGAGTCATGATACCTTTTCTTGGAGTGAATGAATTTGGATCATACACTAGAGGAGTCATGATTAACGGAATATATGGAGCAAATACAGCACCAGTTTCAAGGAATTGAGATCCTTTGTAACCCATTAAAACAACATTTTCAGTCATGTAAGGGTTTTTGTAAACTGTGTATCTGTTATTGATAGCACCCATTTTCTGAACACCCATGTTGTACTTGTCAGCATCTCCTGCTGAATCAGCTGCAAATCCTGGAATTGATTCCATGATTGTAGAGACTTTTGGAGAAACTACCATCCAGTTAGCACCACCTCTTAGAGTTTTCTGGTGAATTAAGTTAGAAACTTTCTGTAATTTAACACCTAAAGTTTGGAACCAAGACATTTTAGTGTAATATACACCTCCTGTGTTTGAAGTAGATTCTAAAGTAAATGCTTCAGTACCACCTGCTGTTGTATTAGCATTAGTTAATCCTGCTACATTTACATCTTGTGCTACTTTAGCACTCCATCCTTCAACTGTGTCAGCGTTTCTGATTAACATATCTAAAATTTCTAAATCAATTTCCATTGAAATGTACTCACTTAAGATAGAAGTTAATTCTGCTTCAGCGTCAATTGAGTGATAAGCATTCAAGTCTTGAGCGAACTCAGGAGTCCATTGTGCTTTCAATTTACGTGTTTTGGCAGCAACTGTGTCAGATCTTAATTGAACATTAATTTCTGGAATATCTAAAGAAGAATTTGTATATCCTTGAGATACTGTTGTGTTAGCTGAAGAATCTTCAAAGTCACCTCTATCATTTAAGTTATCTGGTCCTTTTTGGTATTCAACTGTAACTTTACCATAATTAATTGGATCTGTTCCAGCACCATGTTTAACTACGAATTCTATATCACCACCATTAATTCTTGTAAATTGTGGGAAGAATTCATCGATGTGACCATTTTCATCAGAAATTTTAAATGCTCTAATTCCTTCTACATCAAAGTCAACTAAAGATGATGTTGCAACTAATACTGTTGTTACTGTATCAGCTGTTGCATTTCCTGGGTTACCAAATGGGAATCCAGCACCAGCTAAACTAATTGAAGCTGAAAATTCAGTATCACCACCTAAAATTCCTAAAAGTGCTGCTGATCCAGTAGCATAATCAGTTAAACCATCAGTATTGTGGTTAGCTGTACCTGTTGTTGGGTCAAGTCTTGAAATTACAGATGAAGTTGTATGCATTGAGTAACCGAACTCACCTGCACCGTATAAACCTTTGTTAAATGCACCGTCAGTTCTTTTAAGATCTGAAGTAGCACCATAAAGTGATTCGTTAGCTGCATTAGTAGTTCCAGCTGAACCATATTGGAAGTCAAGGTAGAAAATTAAACCTGCTGGTAAGTTCATTGGCTGAACTGACACTAGGTCTTTTGCTACGATTTCTCCAAATACTCTTCGTACTAAAGGAAGAGCTACACCCGCCCACGCTTCAGAGTTACCAGCATTAAAAGTTGCTCCGGTACCTGTTGAGTTAGCTTCGTTTACAAGCTGCTTAGCTTGATTTTCTAACAACATTGACATGTTGTTTTTTTCGGTAGAAGATTCTATACCTTCTAATAAGCCTGACTTATCCCACTTACTAGCTAGCTTTCCAGCTTGCTCTTGAAGTACTTGATAAGGGCTTGCACCGCTTAATAAATTGTTTACGTCCATTTTTTAATTTTTTAAAATGATTTTGTTATTGATTAATTTTAATGTTTGCTAGTTTTTGCATTCTAGTCACCATATCATTTGATTCGTTAAGAACTGGTTTCTTTGGAGCTGTAGATGTTCCTGCAGCTTTAGAAGCCATTCCTAAACCTTCTTTGATTGATCTTTTAGGAGTTGTTTTTGTTGTTTTAGCAACATTAAACGTATCCTTAATTGTTTCGTAAATTAACTTAGCTTCTTTAACATTTGACGCATTATCTAAAGTTTCAACTACACGTAGTTTTTGTGCTTCATTTAATGTGTTTGCTTTAAAAATTCTGTTAACATACAATAATTTAGAGTTTAACAAATTAACTTCGTTAAGTTCAGTAGTAACTGCTTCAAGAGCTGCTTTAGTTTCATCAAGTTCTTTGTCTTTAGCTGCTTCTTCCATTCTTTTGGCATCAGCTGCTGCTTTACCAATGTCTTGCATTTTTTCTAAAGCTCTAGCTACTTTTGGATACTTCATTTTGAATTCAGGATCTTCAGCTGCCATTTCTAAAGCACTTAAACCACCTGCTGCTGCTATTATACCTGCAATACCTGCAGCTACACCAACAACTTCGTTAGTTTCTTCACCTTCCTCAAATCGTGCGTTGTAGTCATCAATAGCAGCATCGTCATCATATCTATCTCTGTACTTGTCTCTAGGACCTTCTTCACGTTTTTTATGAAGTCTAGAACCTGCATACATTTGCTCTATTTCAGCATCTGTTTGCTCGTTAACGTCGTCTTCTTTTTCTTCGTCTAAATTGTTAATTTCTTCAAGAAGAGCATCTAAATTAAATTCTTTGTCTTCGTTCACTCTATCAGCAGTGTAACCAGCATAGTTAGCTTCTTCTGCTTTATAGACTGGACGACCCATTTCATCTAATTCTTCTTTCTTCTTGCCTTCTTTCATGTCTTCGTCAGCTTCGTCTTTGCCTTCTTTCATGTCTTCGTCAGCGTCTTTCATTTTGCCTTCTTTCATGTCTTCGTCAGCTTCGTCTTTGCCTTCTTTTTTCATGTCTTTGTCTTCGTCTTTCCCTTCTTCTAATTCTAATTCACTAAGAATTTCTTCCAAATCAATTTCCTCATCCATCGAATCTTTTTCATCTTCATCATACATTTCGTCTACTTTATCTTTTTCGTCTTCCATGTATGCTTCTTTCATGTCCTCATCTTCATCATATGCCATTTCATCTACTTTATCTTTTTCATCTTCCATGTATGCCTCGTCCATGTCTTCGTCATACTCTTCGTTTAGATCTTCAGATAATTTAGCTGACAACATAGATTGAAGTCTTGGTGTAAAAGCTTCTTCTAATGCGGCCTTTGCATTTGCAAGAGCAACTTCACGAACTGCCTTAGCGTCAGCGATAGCCTCTTTTAAAATGTCTTTTGCCATTTTCTTTCGGTTTTTTCTCTTTCGAGTCTCGTTAATAAATTGTACGGGAAATAAGGATATTAAGATCCTTAATAGGGTTATAAATAATCAGGGACGGCTTATTAGGAAGCGCGTATGTTTTCAAATATACATATAATGAAAAAATGGAAAACAAAAGAGGCGCCGAAGCGCCTCTCTTAATAATATGTTCTAAAAACTATTACTTTTTACCTGTAAAAAATGATGCTACTAGAATTAATACAACTAATCCTACAAAACCACCGTTACCAAACCCATTTACTAATGCAGTTAGGTTAGCGATTACATCCATTCCAAATACAGATCCGCCTGTTAAAACGAACCAAAGGATTGATACTGGAATTAAAGCCATAAATAATGACCCTAAACCACCTAAAAATCCACTTACTGTTGAAAATACTTTTTCCATTTTTAATTTGCCTGTTTTACGAGGACTTTTTTAATTAATATTTGTTTAAAATTTGTAAGATAAACCTAAGTTAAAAGAACCTTCTCTTTCACCTGCTTCATCTTCTTTTAAACCCATACTGTAGTTAGGTTCAACACAAAGACCTTTCCATACATCATAAGAGTAACCAAGTCCAACTGTTAAGTTGTCCATCATTTCTTCTGTTGGTGCTTGAACAGAAACATACATGTTTTCGTTCCATAGGTAACGTCCCCATAGATCGTAAGAAGCATCGCCTTCAGCGTCTTCTCCCGCCTTTACTAAACCAACAACATACTTATCGTTTACCATGTATCCGATACCCATATTATCAGTAAAATTTGTTGTACCCCATTCTTCGTTTAAGTCGCTGTCAGGAGTGTTTACAGTAGTTACTACCATAAATTGTGCTGATGCAGCAAACGTTGTGAATAGTGCTACAGCAATTGTCATAATTAAATTTTTCATAATTTTTGTTTTAGTTAATATTTATTTTAATTGAAAAACAGGAGTAGCTGACTACTACTCTTGTGCTGTGAAGTACATTTAGTACTTTATGTTATTTTAATCTCTCATTGAGTTTAATTTTTTTTGTAACCTTTATTGTTTGACATACATATAACTTAATTCTGGAAAACCCACGTCTTTTCGTGGAAGTTTTTGGGAAATGAACAATTAATTGTTCACGACTAACACGCGCAAGTACCTGTATTATCACAGATAATATCGCGAACTATATTGTTTACGTTTGTATATTTGTATTCAGATGTTTGAGATTTACCCTCTTGTAATTCTTGGATTGCTCTTCCTGCTGGTTTCATGTACGCTCCATGTGTTGATGGTGTTGAAACAAAATCCCAACATAATAATTCAAAATCATCTTGTACTTCTACAGTACCATTACCACTTTCTTGAACTGAACCCATTCCACGAGAACTAATACCCACAGTAATTCCATTTCGGAATAGTTCTTTAAGTATATTACCCGCTGGAGTAGATAATATTTCAACTTCGCCATATACATCATCACCAATCATTTTAATTTTTACTACATTATGAGACACATTTTGTAAATTAATTACAGAAGATTCTGGGTGGTCTAATTCACCTAATGCTCTTCTTTCTTTTACAGGACCATCAACATATTTTTGAATTTCACGTAATAAAATTTCTTTAGGGTAAATTCTACCATTTTGGTTTTTAGCTTCCGCTCTTTGAATAACTCCTTTAACTGTTAAGGTTTTATTTTCATTAATAGATTGTTCTACTAATCTTTTATCTACACTAAATGGTCTGTATTCTGTTAGTAACATATTAGTCTTTTTTATTTTTTTTCTTAAAAGCAAACGGTGTCATATATCCTTCACCTGATCCTGCATTAAATGAAGCTCCTGTTCCTGTCACATTTGCTTCATCCATATTTCTTTGTTTTAAAGCAGCCATAATAGCAAATACAGCGTCTTGTTCTGAGTAATCATATCTTTTAGCCATTGCTTTAATAAAAGCATTTACTTTTTGAGATACTTCTGGATTAAGTGCCTCAGTTAAATTTCTTTGTTTAGCTTGCCAATCGTGTATATTAAATGGTTTACTCATAATTTTTTCTTACGTGTGTCCTAAATTTATTAAATAGTTCTTTTAATTCTTCAGATAAATTGTATAATACCATATCATCAGGATTTTCGTCTGATAGCTTTTTAAAATCAATTACTTCTGCTTCTAAATCTGCTACCATTCTTTCAAAAGAACGTTTATATACTACTTTAGATTTTACTGCTCCTGTTTCTGGATCTGCTGGTTCATCTACAAAATAATAATCTTTTGCATCTGTTTTACCTTTATTTCCTCTTGCAGGATCTCTATCTTTCTTTAATTCACTAAAGGTAGATTCTTTTATATTATATATGTCAACAAGACTAACCATGTATTGTTTTTAACTCATTTACTAATTCATAATAGTTAAGTAAGTTAATAACATTATCATCATTTACAGATGTTTTTTTACATAATGGTTTAATCATTCCTTTTGTTTCAGTTAATTTTATAGCTACTGCTTTATCTTCAACTTTTTTAGAATATTTTGTAAGTGTTTTTTTAACTTCTTTGATTTCTTGGTTGATATAAGACTTAAGAGCAGGACTATTAGTAACGCTGTTAACATATTCTTTTAATAATGTTTGTTGGTTTTCTTGTAAACCACTATATTTGTCATTAAATTTTTCAAGTAAAACTTTATAAGTAAGTAATCTAGTGTCTTTATCTTGTTTACTAAAACTTTCTAAAACAACATCTTTTTTAGAATTTTTAGATTTATTTTCTGTTATATGTTCTAAAAGTGTTACTTTAGAATTAACTATTGATAAAGCTGTGGCTTTTTTATTTTCAAGTAAATTAAAAATAGATGCCATTATTTTGTAATCAGTTATTTTTGCTTTAAAAAAATCATTTACATTATATGTGTCTTTAATTTCTTTAATTAAATTGTATTTTTCTCTTCTTAACTGACTTTTATTTAATTTTCCATGAGCTTCCAATAATGTATCAATTAACATTGTAGCTTGGCTGTCTTTATTATACTTTTGTGTAGCTAATGTATGGTATATTTTGTATTCTTTTAAAAGTTCTGTTTTCTTATTGAAATGTTTTTTTAAAAAAGACAAAGATTTTGACTGATTTCCCGTAATAGTATCGGAAGTCAACTGCCTAGTGAGGAGTTCAAATAAAATTCCAGTATTCTTGTACTTAGAATGTTTTACTTTCATTGTTTTATAAATTCGAATTTATCGTATATAAATATAGACCTATCTCTAAGACTTAATATTTTTTTCACTTAACATCCCATCCTTATTTTCTTCATTTATAATTTGTTTTTTATTATGAAGTTTTTGAAGAGATTTTTTAATTTGAGTAGCTTCAAAAGTAGAAACTCTATTACCATCTGATGGTTTAACTGGTGAAGAAGGTGTTAAACCTTTTTTACCTAATGGATCTCTACTAAAATTACCTTGATCTGAACCATAATTTTGAGGTTTTTCAACTGGACGTCCTTGAGGCTTTTCATCATATCCTGTTGGTACTTGAGCTGGTCCTACTGCTTTGTCTCTTTTATTACCATATAATGAAGCTAAATCATGTGGGGTTCCATAAGACATACCCGATTCTACTGGATCATTTCCTTCATTTTCAAGTTGTGATAATCTAAACTTATCCATTGCATCCTCAACCATAGCTTCTTTTTGTTCATTATATTGATCAGGTGATAATCCAAATACGTTTTCATAAACCCAATCTTTGCTAAATAAACCTTTATCAAGCATATCACCTGCTACTGTTGTTTTTGCAGTATATAATTCAACTTTTTCTTGTTCATAAATAATAGATGGTGTTGTTAATTCTAATTTAAAATCAACCAAATCTTTATCTTCAAATCCTTGTGAATATAAATGTACTAGTGCTATTTTAGTTAATTCTGACTCTACAATTCTTTGAACACGTTCAACTGTACGAGCAAACCTAATATCCATACCTGCTAATGTTGATTTTCCTTCTACTCCTTCTTCATACCCTAAAAATGGTTTAGGTATTTTAAGAGCAGCCATCATTTTATGTTTTAAGTATTCAATATCTTGAGTACCATCATAATCTAAACCTTTAGTTGTTTCAATTTTAGTTGAATTATCATTACCTCTAACTGGTATATAGAAATCTTCAGTAATGTTTTGCATGTTATATTTTAAGTTATAATCACCTGTTTGTTGGTCTATGTAAGGTGTTTTTTTCATTTTATTGACTGTTTCAGCCATAAATTGTTCAACTTGGTCTGGTGGAATAGCTCCTACATTAATATAAAATGTTCTTTTTTCAGGTGCTCTCATTATACGATGAATTAACATTGCATCTTCCATCAACATTAATTGTTTAAATACTTTACGAGATGGTTCTAAGTAAGATCTACCATAGGGAAGGTAATTAGAATCTGTAAGTAATCTAAAATGAGCTATTTCATAATTTTCTAATGTAAATTGATCTCTTCTTATAGTATTAGTTGCACCACTAGCTAAACCGTTTGGGTCCATTGTAAAACGAGTGTAAGATGGATTATCAGGATCTGTTCCTTCTTCTCTTACTACTTCATATACTGATAAAGGTATAACATTATATACTCCAAATTTTTCTGAAACTTCCATTTTTAAATAAAAGTCTCCATATTTACACATATTTCTAATCCACGTAGGTAAATTAAATTCAATATTTAAAACATCATAAAATAAATTATGTAATACCTTTCTTACATTTTCATTAGATGAATTAACATTTAAAACATCACCATATTCATTTCTTGAAGTTGTTTCATCTGAAATAATATCAAGTGCAGCTGCAATAATAGGATCATGATCCATTGCTTCATAATCACTATAAAGCTGCAGTCGCATTGACTGATAATTAAGTGTTGGGTTATATTGTAATGATGATCCTACAGGTTTGTGTAAACGTGTAAATCTATCATAAAGTGAATTTGTAGCTAGGTTTCCATATTTTTGGATCCTACCTGTATCCATAATTTTAAGTTGTTTTCCCCCAACGTTACGAATAATAACATCATTTGAAAATAATCTTCTTAATCTGGTAAATAAACTAGTGTCTGCCATTCTTATTGTTTTTAATACATATTAAAGAAGCCAAGTTAAATCCTGTTGTCCGTGTTCCCCTAAATCTTGGGTCCAACCTGCGTCTTTTTTACTTACTCCCCCCGTATAAATCATAGGAGCACTTTTTGTAAAGTTTTTTAATGCTGCTTTTGTTATGTCAATTCCTTGTTGTGCAAATTTAAGTGCTGTGTCTCTTACATAACACGCTGTTGCTAATGACATTACTAAATCATCATTATATCCTGTTTGTGCTTCTGCTCTTCCATTTTTCCAAATAAAAGTACGCATTTCTTCTAATGTTCTTTTTCCTTGAATTGTAATTGCTTTATCTCTTAAATAAGCGTCTAATTTTCCTATTGTTAATGGTCTTGTTTTCATTGACATTGTAAAACCAGGAACCATTTTTGTTGTGTCTGTTATATCGTATCCTTTAGCTAAAAATGAGTCTGCATTTGTTGCTGCGTCTCCTTTAGGTGAATAATATAAATTTTGATAACCTTTATCTATTACTACTTGAATTGTATTCCAACCTATGTTAGCATTTTCAACTACAAGTAAAGCATTATTAAATTCAGTTGCAATTGCCACTAACATATGTCCAAATTCTTTAGTGCCAATTTGACCCTTAAATTCACCAATTTGTTTAGCTTCTTCGATGTCTATAATATGAAAAGCAGAATAATCTTTACTATCTCCTCTAGCTACATCGGCTGTTATCATATAATTTCTTGTGTAATCTGGATATTCCCAAATGTGTAAATTTCCTTCTATACCTCTTCTTTCTATAGGATCACATATGTTTGTAGACTCAACAAATTTCATTATTTCTGTTTCAAAAACAGTATTACCAGAAGTTGTAAAATCGCAATCACATTCTTGTGCTGCCATTCTTAAACCTAATTCATCATCTTGTTTGTCTCTCCATTCTTGGTTTCTTTCTGGGTGTACTGTCCAAGGTAATCTAATTGGGACAAATCCATTTGTTCCGTCTTCTGCTTTAGTCCACATTCTATGAAAAAAGTTACCTGTGCCATTTGGTGTAGATAATACAATTGCTCTACCCCCCGTTGATAATGTTTGTTGTGATGAACCCCAAATTTCTTCAATTCGATTTTCTTCAATAAAGGCAGCCTCATCAATAATCAGTAAAGAAATTGCTTCTGATCTACCAGCATCACTTGCTGCTGACACTGCTTTTACTTGAGAACCATTTTTAAGTCGAAGTGCTAATTTATTATTTTCAACAAAACCAATTTGTAACCAAGAAGGTAAATTGTCATACATAAATTTTACCTTTGTTACTAAGTTTTTAGCTGTATCTTGTTTAGTTGCAACAACTAATATTGACTTATCTTTTTGGAATACCATCATCCATAAAGAAATACCTGCTGATAGTGTTGAGATACCTAACTGACGAGACTTAAGAATAATATTTCTATCATTCTTTTGTAGTAAATTTAAAGCGCCTTCTTGAAAAGGGTATAAATTAAATTGTACACGGCCCCTTGTTGGATGTTGAATCCAACAGTATTTTTTCATAAAGTATACAGGATCCTTAGCACATTTAATGTACTCCTGCTTTATGATTTGTTTTATGTTTTGTTGGGCCATATTATATGTTATACATATTGAGCTACTGCGTTTTTAACTTGCTCTATGCGTTCTTCTACAGTACCACTAATTGTAATAGTATTACCTCTATACATTCCTACAATTGATTTAATTTTTTTATCAATTGCATCTCTATAATTAGCATCTGTTTCTCTAATACCATTATCTTCTATTTCTACTCCTTCAGGACTTACATAAAATAAAATATCATAATCTTTTATTAAATAATATAATGTAGATGTTAAATAATGTTTTTCATGTGCTTCCATAGATTTAGACAATTCACTAAAAGCCATAACATCAATAACTGTTCTATCAGTTATAATTTTTTCTTGCATAAGTTCAGCTGCTCTTTCAGAAGCAAAAACTAATTGTCCTTTTAATGTACTATCTGTATTTAAAGGTATACCTAAATTCATTAAATGTTTAGAGCGCTCTGTTCTAAAATGATAATCTTTAAATTCAGGTAATTCTTTTAATGCATTTACTAGTGTAGTTTTTCCTACACTCATTGTTCCACAAAATCCTATTCTCATATATTAATTTCTATGTGTTTGTCCTTTAGCAGCTGCTTGTTTATACCAAGGTAAACCTTCCTTACCTTTCATAATTTCATTCCATGTTTCAAAATCATATTCAATACCATTTAAATAGTATTCTTTTCTTCTTTGTTCTTTATTAACTAAAGCTGGACCTTCTTCATCATGAAATACTGCTCTATCGCCCATTTGTAAAACACGAGCTGTTGTTTTAGAGCCGTCTTCTTCAATTTTATAACACCTTCTTACCCTTCCCTTAGGATTAATCCATTTTTTAATATTATGTAATTCTTCTTCTGTTGCTTTATTTGACATATCTAATAACTTATATTTTCGTAAAAATCAGAATATTATTATTTTATTTTTAATAATGCTTATGCAAAATAAGTAACTTGCGATTC